ATATCATAAATCATTTTCATCAGCCGCAGACGCAGCTAGAACATATGCCGAGAAAAAAGGATTTAAAATTGATGAAGATGATTGGCAAACACAAGTTGCACTCGGTGGAAAATATTCACGTTCAAGACCTGGTATAGGTAAAACTCATTCATTTACGGTTGGACTTCTTAAAAATGATAAACCACAAAGAAAAGGTTTAAATTTTTCCGTTTATGGAATGGAAAGTGGTAATTTTGAATTAACCGCTTATATTAATTAAGGAATTATTATGAATAAAAAAAAATTCGTAAACGAAAATGGTCCATGTTGGGATGGGTATAAACAAGTAGGAATGAAAATGAAAAGTGGTAGGGAAGTTCCTAATTGTGTTCCTGAATCAGTTGAAATGAACGAAGAAAACGAACCAACTAATCCCGCACTTTGGAGTAGAGCAAAATCAGCTGCAAAAGCTAAATACGATGTTTACCCATCAGCATATGCTAACGCATTTGCATCTAAGTGGTATAAAGAAAAAGGTGGAACTTGGAAAACTAAGTCAGAATCAGTAAGCGAAAGATTTGATAAAACCCACCTTGATATGTTAAAGCAGGCATATAACGACATTAATAAAATCAACCCAAATAGTCCAGCGTATAATCGTTTAATTACGATGTTGGACAAGTTGCCTAAAGATGAATTACAACAAATTGCAGACGCTGATATTAAGTTTCTTTCTTTGTTAGCAAAAAATCGTTTGATGAAAAACGAACAAGAAATTTATAGTGTTAAAGAGGGTAATGCTTTTACCGGTGCTTTGTTTAACGCACGAAAAGAAGGTTTAACCGAATTTGAATTTAACGGAAAAATGTATCCTGTTAAAGAGGCAAATGATGAAACGATTGCAGAGGTAATTAAAATGAAAAAATCAATGAATGAGCGTATTTCACCAAAGGATATGGAAGCCATTAAGTCAGCAGTTCAATCAGCGTCTTCGTTTATGAATATTGGGTCAGAGTTGAAAAAAACAGGCATACGATACATCTTCGCCACATCACCAATGCCAATTTATATAGTGCAAGATAAGAGTGGTAATAGAGTTGGTATTGTAAATAAAAAATATGCAACCAAACCTGATTTCGTAGTAGGCGATACTGCTGTGGGTGTGATGGAAAATAAAGTAAACGAAGCCAACAAAGGTGATTTTGAAATAGGTGATTTTGTTCATTTTAAATCTGCAAATAAAACCGGAATGGTAAAAAAAATTAGTGGTGATACGGTTACGATTATGACCATGAAGGGTGAATTTAATGGTAATCTTAAAGATGTAAAAGTTCTTTACCAAGACGAAGTAATTCCATCAGTAAACGAAGATTTTAAATCAGTTGTTGGTAAAACTGTATTTTCTGATGGTAAAGGTAAACTTCACTTTGGATACTATAAAGAAGATGATTCAGCTTATTTTGTAGATTACAAAACTTGGGCAAAGTTAGGTATGAAAGATGTATCTAAAGGTGATACTAACAAAGACAAAGTAGTAAGTGCTATTCTTAAAAATCAAAAACAATTCAACAAAAAAGTTGAGTATAATATGTGGGCTAAAAAGACTAACCCATCATTTGAAGAAAAAATGGATTGGTTCATTAAAAATGGTTGGATATCAAATATCAACAAGGGTGGTATTAAAGAATCCGTAAACGAAGCAGTGCCAAGCCAAACAAAATGGGCAGTAGCAATTGCTTCATTAACTGCAACAAGACCTGAAGGAGTTCAAAAGTTTATTGATGATAATAATTTAGATTCTACAAAACTATACTCATATCTAAAAAAAGGTAAACTTTCAGATAAAATGGATTTTGTAACTGCAATGGTTGGGAATCCTGGTAACAAAATCCAAAAAATGATTATTTCCAAGTTTGGAATGAAAGAATCAGTAAACGAAGGTGTTAAAATTTCATTATTTGACCCTAACAAAAATAAAATTTTAAAAACATTATCGGTTGACAGAAATTACAGAGAAGCTGAAAAAGAAGTTGAAACTCTAAATAAAAGATTATCAGCATCAGAAAAGAATAAAGGATACTATTGGAAAGTGACCACAATCGGAGAATCAGTAAACGAAGCTCTACTTCCAGCCGATACGAAAGTAGTTAAGGCATTTTTTGATAAAAAACCTTTAGAAGGTAGAAACTTAAATACGGATGGTAAGGTATTAAAAACTGCCGGAATTGGTTCACAAGAAATGTATACCCATACTCCAAATGGAGTTAAGATGGTAGGTAAAATTACTGGCAAATATGCACAAAGTTTAGTTCAGTTTGTAAATAAAAATTACAAAAGTGATTTAGTTGAATCAGTAAACGAAAATACTAATCGTGCAAATATATTAGGTATAGATTTTGATATAAGTGAGACAAATGGAAAAATATTGTTTTCTTTTAAGGATAAAAAGGCAGCAAGTATTGCAGTTAGAAAAATAGGAACTAACAAAATAGTAAATCATATACAAAAAAGTTTGGATACTGCATACGGTAAGGGTGAGTTTTTCTTTAGAGGTGGAAGCCATGCTGAATTTCAAAATGGATACTTATTCCAAAGAACTATCGGTAATATAAACCTTAATAAACTCAAATTTGAATCAGTAAACGAAGCTTCATTGAGTGATATTGATATTATTGCACAAGAAGCAAAAGATTTTAAAGATTTTGTAATTCAATTTTATAAAGAATACAAAGATTTTCCAAAAACTAAAGAATCAATGAAGTGGTTAGCTGGTGTCTATAAAAATAGAAGTAAGATGGAAGGTTTGAAATAAAATGAAAACTAACAATCTTAAAAAATTAATCAAAGAAGAATACCATAAAGTAAAGAATTTTATGGAAACTCAATATGGATTTACTCCTGAATTAGGTAAGGTGTATGGTAACCCATATGTTAACTCATTTAAAAATGAAGCGAGTGATAGTGAAGAAAAAGAATTTCATACTAAACTTGATAAATTAGTTCACAAAACATTTGGTAAAAGTCCTGAAGAGAAAAAAAACGAAGGTGGTGAATCTGACTCTGACATGGCAGTAGACCAATTGGAAATATCAATTAAAAAAGCACAAGAATTAATTACAAAACTTCGTGGTAAGGGTAATTTAGAACCTTGGGTTCAATCACTAATTACAAAAGCAGAAGATTACATCTCAACAGTATCGGATTATAGTGAAGTTAACGAGTATGATGTAGAAAATTACCAAGACCTAAGAGAATTTGCTCAATTTATGGCTGAATATAAAAGTCAAATCAATGAAGCAGAATACCAAGGTAGAAAAGTAAAACTTGGTAAGATTATGCAAGGTGATGTTAAAAAATTCAAAGTATATGTTAGAAATGACAAAGGTAATGTTGTTAAGGTAAACTTTGGTCAAGGTGGTGATGCTAAAGGTGGAACGATGCGAATTCGTAAAAATAATCCTAAAGCAAGAGCATCATTTAGAGCTAGACACAATTGTGATAATCCTGGTCCAAGGTGGAAAGCAAGATATTGGTCTTGTAGAAAGTGGTAAATAAAATTATAAAAAAAATAAGTTATGAAATTGTATCATACATACATTATTGGAGAAACGCCTCCAAGTGAACTTGAATTATTAGTTCAATTAATTTCTGTATTAAATCACAAATATAGAAATCCAAAAATTCCAATTACATTTGCCACCAATAACGAAAGTCTTTCTTTTTATAAAAAAATAGGAATTTTAAAATTTTATGATGATGTCATTACTGATGTTTTTGATGATTATCCAAGTGATATGATATCTAAAAACTTTTGGGCAAGTCCTAAATTATGGTTAATGAAAAAAATAAATACCCCATTTACCATAATTGATACCGATTTAGTTTTACATACACCCATATCTGAATTTTCAAATAATTCTATATCATATTTACATAAAGAATTTCAAGCTGGATATTTAAGACCACACGAAGTTACTTTACCACCAAATTGGGATTGGGGTAATTTAAAAATATATTTCAAATCAGCATTACCTATAAATGTCTCTGTTATATCATTTAATGATATGCAGTTTAAAAATTATTATGCAGATACATATTTTGATTTTGTTTTAAATAATAGTGGTGATTATACATTTGAAGATTCGACATACATAGCAAATAGCGGAATGCAGACATTTGCAGAACAATACCTTTTATCAGCTTTAATTTTAAAATATAAAGAAGAAATGAATCCAAATTTTATTTCTAATTGTATATCCAAATCCGTATTTAGTTTTAGTAAATTCTATAATTACAAAAACCTCGACTCTGAATTAGACACAAATCTTGACGAATATGTTTATCATCTTTGGGGTGCAAAAAATTATGTAAATGAAGTTGATAATCACTTTTATAAAGATGCATATCACCAAATAACTGAAAACGGAAAATCATTATTACAATCGTTTGGAATGTGGGACTCATCCAAACTTATATTTAATACCTTAAAATCTAAACTAAAAGTTCCAAACTATAATAATTAATTTTATTTACATACTTATAGTTAAATACTCTGTTTAATACAAAAGAAAAAATTATGAAAAATTGGTTAAAGAAAACTTGGAACTGGCTACTTGGTAAAACTACAGTAGATGAAAAAGTTGTCGAAGTAATTAAAGAAGTAAAAAAAGACATTGAAGTTATCAAGGTTCGCACTAAGAAATTTACTGAAGATGTTAAAGATGTAGTAACGGATACTTCTAAAAAAAATACATCCAAATCTACCACTAAAAAAAATACATCAAACTCATCTACAAGTGGTAGTGCTTCTGCTGGAAATTTAACTCCAAAGCCAAATACAAAAAAGCGTTATTACAAAAAGCCAACGGTTAAGAAATAAATGAAAAAACTAAATACATCTCAATGGATTATTGTATGTTTGATAGGTGTTCTTATTTATCAACAATTTTTTAAAACCGATGGTTATAAAAAACAATATGAAAAGATGTTGAAAGAAAAAGAAGATTCATATAAAGTAGAAATCGAAAGATTAAACGAAGTTAATGATTCTTTATTTACTTTTAATAGTGAACTCATTAAAGACATTGATGTTATTGATGATAAGATTGATGAAAAAAATAAACAATTAGCTAATTTGAGAATAAAATATGCAGAACAAGTTAATAAGCTTGATGATATGTCTGATGATGAGCTCGCCACTACATTCGCAAACACTTTTAAGTGATTCGATTGTAGTTCCAACTCGGGCAGTTAAAAACGCTCTCATCGTAAAACAACAACATGATACCTGCCATGTTGTTCTTACTATTACACAAGAAAAAATTGTGTTGTTGGAAGATAAGTCCGACAAACAAAACCAATTGATTTTAAATTTAAATAAAATCATTACAAACAAAGACGCTGTAATTGTTGAAAAAGATAAAATAATTACAATAAAAGAAGAACAAATCGAAATTCTTAAAAAACAAAAACGTTCAAAGTTTTGGAACGGTGTGGGTCTTGGTAGTTCAGTTGGTATCGCTGTAGCGGTTATCTTATTAGCACTATAAATGAAAATATATGAGTCAAAAATCACTCAAAGACCTAATTAGGGAAGAATATATTAAATGCGCTAAAGATCCTGTATATTTTTTTAAAAAGTATTGTTACATTCAACACCCATCACGAGGAAAAATTCTTTTTAATCTTTACGATTTTCAAGAAAATTTAATGCATGATGTTGAAAAAAATCGTTTCAATGTAATATTAAAATCAAGACAATTAGGTATCTCAACTCTTTCAGCCGGGTATTCACTCTGGCTAATGTTGTTTCATGAAGACAAGAACGTATTGGTAATCGCAACTAAACAAGAAGTAGCTAAAAATCTTGTAACGAAAGTTCGATTCATGCACCAAAACTTACCATCATGGTTAAAGGGGCAAACTGAAGAAGACAATAAACTATCACTTCGGTTAAAGAACGGGTCTCAAATTAAAGCAACTTCAGCTGCAGGCGATGCTGGTCGTTCTGAAGCCTTATCTATGTTAATTATTGACGAAGCTGCATTCATTGATAACATTGAAGATATTTGGACATCTGCTCAATCGACTCTTTCAACAGGTGGTGGTGCTATTGTTCTTTCTACTCCGAATGGCGTAGGTAATTGGTTTCATAAGGTATGGGTTCAGGCAATGAGTGGGGAACAATGGAACCCCATTAAACTTCATTGGACTGTTCACCCCGATAGAAATAAAAAATGGCGAGAAGAACAAACAAAATTACTTGGCGAAAAGGGAGCAGCTCAAGAATGTGATTGTGACTTTATTAGTTCAGGTTATACGGTAGTTGAAGGTCCTACTTTAGAATGGTATGAACAAACTTATGTAAAAGACCCATTAGAAAAAAGAGGGTTTGATGGTAACTATTGGTTATGGGATTATCCAAATTATTCTCGTGATTATGTTGTTGTAGCGGATGTATCTCGTGGAGATTCTAGTGACTATTCCGCATTTCATGTTATTGATATTGAATCGGTAGAGCAAGTTGCAGAATATAAAGGTAAGATTGAAACCAAACAGTTTGGTGCAATGCTTACATCAATTGCTGCTGAATGGAATAATGCAATGTTGGTGATTGAAAACGCAAATATTGGATGGGCTGTAATTCAAGAAGTAATTGACAGAAACTATCAAAATTTATATTACTCTTATAGAGAAGTTGGATACATTGATGATGATATTCATCTTCGTAAAGGTTGGGATTTAAAACGAAAAGAAGATATGGTTCCTGGCTTTTCAATGACATCAAGAACACGACCTCTTGTTGTTTCTAAACTTGATACCTACATGAGAGAACGAACTCCAATTATACACTCAAAACGATTAATTGAAGAGTTATTTGTATTTATCTGGAATGGGTCACGAGCTGAAGCTCAACGAGGATATAATGATGATTTGGTAATGTCATTTTCTACTGGTCTTTGGGTTCGTGATACTGCATTAAAATTAAGACAACAAGGTATTGATTTAAGCAGAACCGCATTAAATCATATCACAAAAACAAGTGGTGGTGTGTATAATTCAAATATGGGTAATAGAAACCCATGGTTACAAAAAGACAGCCATGGTCAAGACATGGATTTGACTTGGTTACTTTAATTTGGTATTTAACTTTATTTTTTGTATATTTATACTTTGTAAAAGGACACATTTTCATTTAGAAAAAAAATATGGCAGATACATCATTATTTGGAAGGCTTAGAAAACTATTCGCTACCCAAGTCGTTGTAAGACGAATTGGTAAGGGTAGGACACAAGCCATAGATACGCAGAGACTACAATCATCTGGTAATATTCGTGGCACATCATATTACGATAGATATGGTCGTATGCACACATCTCGTAGAAATTGGGAAACTTATAATAACCAATTCAATTACCACTCAAACAAATTAGAATTATATACGGATTATGAGGCGATGGATAAAGATTCTATTATCGCATCTATTTTAGATATTTATTCGGATGAGTGCACTTTGAAAAACGACATGGGTGATGTAATTCGTATTAAATCTTCCGATGAAAACATTAAAAAAATTCTTCACAACTTATTTTACGATGTATTAAACATTGAATTCAACCTTTGGTCTTGGATTCGTGGTATGAACAAGTATGGTGATTATTATTTACATCTTGACATTGAAGAAGGAATTGGTATTGTAAATGTGTCACCATTATCAGCATACGAAATTGAACGAGAAGAGGGTTTTAATGAAGAAAATCCATATGAAGTTCGGTTTAAGTTATCATCCATGTCAAGTCCTTATTCAGCTAATACAAAAAGCTCTGGACATTACTTTGAATTCTATCAGATTGCGCATTTTCGTTTAATGGCTGATACGAATTTCCTACCATATGGTCGTTCTTTGTTAGAAGGTGCTAGAAAAACTTGGAAACAATTAACTCTTATGGAAGATGCTATGATGATTCATCGAATCATGAGAGCGCCTGAAAAACGAGTATTTAAAATTGATGTAGGTAATATCCCACCATCCGAGGTTGATAATCATATGCGAGCCATCATTGACCAAATGAAAAAGATTCCATATCTTGACCAAAATACAGGCGATTACAATCTTAAATTTAACTTGATGAATATGCTGGAGGATTACTACCTACCAGTTCGTGGTGGTCAAAGTGGAACTGAAATTGATTCTTTAAGTGGTATGGAATTTGGTGGTATTGATGATATTGAATACCTAAAAAATAGAATGATGGCTGCTTTAAAGGTTCCTAAAGCATTTATCGGATATGAAGAGGGTGTGGAAGGTAAGGCAACACTTGCTCAACAAGACATCAGATTTGCAAGAACTGTTGAAAGAGTGCAAAGGATTGTTTTATCAGAACTTACAAAAATTGCAATTGTTCATCTTTACTCACAAGGATATGAAAATGAAGACCTTGTTAATTTTGAGTTAGAACTTACAAATCCATCTATTATCTACGAACAAGAGAAAGCCGCCTTGTGGTCGGAAAAAGTTACTTTAGTTCGTGATATGAAAGACCTTAAAATGATATCTCAAGAATGGATGTATAAAAACATTTTTAATATGTCAGATGATGAATGGAAGATAGAACAAGGTAAAGTTATTAACGACCTTAAACTTACGTTTAGACAAGAGCAAATTACCAATGAGGGTAATGATCCTGTTAAGACAGGAGAATCGTTTGGAACACCACATGACCTTGCTGCTCTTAATCTCCAAGATGAACAGGAGGGTGGGTCTGAAGAAGGGGGTCAGCCTGGCGCTGGTCGGCCTACTGAAGGTGGAACATTTGGAACTGATGAAAATAATTTTGGTAGAGACCCGTTGGGTGCAAAAACTGATATTGGTAGGGATTCTACTTTTCATAAATTTAAAAATTCAGCATTTGCTACCGAATCTAGCAATGCTTTAAAAGTATCTTTAAGAAACAAAAAACTTAAATCATCTTCAATTATACTTGAATCGTTGAAAGACGATAATTTCAAACAAGAAGTTGGTATGATGGATGAGTCAAAGTTATTGGATGATGTAATTTAACTATATTTATAAAGTAGAACAATAATTAGAAAGTTTGGAATGAATAAACTTAAACACAGCAAGTTTAAAAATACAGGTATTTTATTTGAATTACTTGTAAGACAAATTGCATCGGATACTTTGGCCGGAAAGGATTCTCTCGCGTTAGAAGTTATTAAAAAACACTTTAAAAGAGGAACTGAGCTTTCTAAAGAGTTAAAAATGTATCAAGCTTTAACAAAAGAAAATTTTGATACGCAATATAAAGCTCAAGAATTTGTAAATATTATTCTTCACGAAAGAACAAATTTAAATGATGGAATCCTCCGTAGACAAAAGTATAATTTAATTAAATCAATTAAAGAGTCGTTTGTCATGGAAGATTTTTTTAAATATCGCGTATCAAATTATCGCGAAATGGCATCCGTTTATAAAATGTTTGAACATACTCAATCAGTATCACCTAAAGAATATGTTGAATGCAAAAATGTGATTTTGGAAATTATCACTAAAAATGATGTTGAAATTGTAACTGAAACTTCTGATAAAGAATACTTATCACAACCTAAAGAAGTGCGTATGCTAGCATATAAGTTTTTAATTGATTCATTTAACTCAAAATATACAATTCTTTCAGAATCTCAAAAAACAATTCTTCGTAATTATATCAATAATGTAGACAATTCTGATAAATTAAGAAAGTTTGTATTGTTAGAGGTTAAAAAATTAAAAACTGAATTTAATAAATTAAAAATTAGCGATAAGGTTACACAAATCAAATTAAATGAAACGATAAACCTTATGGATAATATTACATCATCAAAAGTTATCAGCGAAAATCAAGTTCTTTCGTTGTTAAGATACCACGAGCTTTTACACGAATTAAAAAAGGGTTAAAATGTCTAAATTTTTAATGGAACAATTGGAATCTAAATTTAAACAATTGGAATCCGAAAAAGAAATTGAAGAAGCAAATGTAACAGCAAACCTTGATGGTGGTGCTGGTCCACCAAGAACTCCACGAGCTTTTGCTAAAAGTGAAGATGATATGGACAATGACCATATTGAAGTATTAGGTTATAAAAAATCTAAAAAATCAAAACAACATTTTGAATCAGTTTCTAAATTAGAATCTAAATTAGAGAGTTTGATTGAGGCTACTTATAGAGCATACAAAAAAGATGAGTCAATGTCGGCCAAGAAAAAGGTTAATTTGGCTATTAAAGAAATCAATCGTAAATTATACGAAGTAGAACAACTTATAAACCAAAATTCTAAATTAAAAACAGAAATGGGAGTAAGCCAAGGACATTTTTGGGAATCAACAAAAATTCGTTTTGGAAAAATTTCTGAAAGAATGTTAAAAATTTCTCGTAACATTAAAGAATTAGGTGCATAATATGGGTTGTGGTTGTAACAAAAAAAATATTAATGAGTCTCTTGAGGTTAATGACCTTGAGACTATCAGATTAATGATTCGTAGAGAAATAGCACGAATTTTTTTTGATTTATACCGTAAAAGACAAGTTTGGGAGAAATAATGAAGCAATTACTCATGGATGTAATGGTGTTTGAAGTAACACCGACTATGCTTAAAGAGGCTGAGGATAAGTCAGGTCGTTTTTTGGTAAAGGGTGTATTGCAAAGAGCAAACGCTAAAAACCAAAATGGTAGAGTATATCCTAAAAACATTCTTGAAAGAGAAGTTGAAAAATACAAAGGTAGAGAAATTAAACAAAATCGTGCATATGGTGAATTAGACCATCCTGAATCTGCTGTTGTAGAATTAAAAAACACATCGCATATTGTTCGTGAAGTATATTGGAATGGTGATGATGTTGTAGGTACGGTTGAAATATTAAATACTCCAGCTGGAAATATTCTTAAAGAAATTATTAAAGCGGGATGTACTGTTGGTATCTCATCAAGAGGTATGGGGTCAGTAAAACAAATTGGCGAAGATACTGTAGCAGTTGAAAATGATTTTGATTTGATTTGCTGGGATTTTGTCTCTAACCCATCTACCCATGGCGCTTTCTTATCGCCAACAAATGAAGGTATCATCAAAGAAGGTGTTACTAAAAAATTAAATACTTATAAATACATAAAAGCCAACACAATCATGAGAGACATTATTTGTGAAGTTGGTGGATATTGTGAATGTGACTTTGGAGTAAAATCATGAAATTAAAAAACTTAATTAAAGAATCTCAAAATCTCGACTACCGTAGAATGAACATCGGTGAGAAAGAGAATGAAAAAGGAATGACCAACGAAGAAAAACGAGCATTTCTTGAAGCCGTTGCTTCATATCATCAGCTAGGTGAAATGATTTCTCACAAAGGAAATTTGTCTGAAATTCACGAAAATATCAAAAATATTGTTGAAAGCGCAAGCTCTTTAACTATTAAAGAAACTGGTGATTGGTTTGATAGAGTAACTGTTCAAAGACATATGAAATCAATGAACGAATCTTACAAAGTATTCTCAAATTCTATAAACGAAGTAGTTCAATTGCAACAACGATTAGAATCAGCTTATGATGAAATTGGAGAAGTTCTTGGTAAATATTACGAAATCAAAGAAGGTAATGAGTTTGGAGCAGAAAGAGCTAGAGCAATTGCTGCTAATAAAGATTCATTTGAAGTTGATGGTAAATCATTCAAAGTAACCGGTGTTGATGCTGAAGATAAAGAAAATGCTAAAAAGTTTGCTAACGAATCTATGAAGTTAACTTCTTTGTTAAAAAGAGAAGAACTTAAAGGTGACCAACACAAACTTGATGTTGATGGTGATGGTGAAATTGAAGCATCTGACTTGGCTGCATTGAGAGCAAAAAAAGATGAATCAGTAAACGAAGAAGAAATTAAGTGGAACGCTGTTGAAAACGCAATCATCAACTTCTTAAAGATGAACACCAAAATTTTGGATAAAAGAGTTCAAGCTAAAGATACTGATGGAGTTAAAGGTGGTTTAAAATCTATTATTAATGGATTAGTTAATGCACAAAGAAATTTAAAACTTGAATCAGTAAACGAAGTATTTAGTGATAATAAAAACCTTAATTACATAATGAAGGGTAGAAAAGTTACAAATGTGGCGTATGATAGTGATTTTGGATTTGCTGTTATTTTGGATAATGGTAAATATGTTCTATTCAATACACATAGTGCTAGACCGGGACAATCAAAAGATATGAAATTTGAATCAGTAAACGAAGAAATTGAAGTTGGTAAAATGGTTAAGGTTGTTAATAACCCTCATTGGGAAGCAGCTTTAGGTAAAAAAGGACCATTCAAAAGAAAAGTAAAAATGATTGATGGTGAGAATGTATTCTTTACCGATGGTTCTAATTCATCTATGAAATATGTGAAAGAATCAGTTTCATCACTAAACGAAGAAAAATACACCATAATTGACCCAATGGGTAATCAAATGGGAGCTGGTGAAAGAACACAAGTTATGTTAGCAGCTAAGAAAAAAGGTGGTGTTCAATCTGGATACTTTGTAGTTTCTGTTAAAAATGCATTAAAAGCAAAAAGAGCATTAGAAAAGTTTAAGGGTGATTTTAGAAATCCAAAACTTAAAGATATGATGTCTAATCTTTTTTATGAATCAGTAAACGAATCTCACTTTAAAGTTGGTGATAAAGTAGAAATGTCTCATGGCGGTGTTGGTGTTGTTAAATCATTAGACAAAGAAGATGGTGCTGATGATGAAAAATACTACAACATAGAATTACCAAATGGTGATGTAATGAAACACGCTCCCAATGAACTTAAACTTGTTGAGTCAAAAATTAATAAAACTTCAATGTTGTTAAAAACTTTAATGGGTAAGTAATGAACGAAAATGACATTATACAAAGCATTTCTTTCGAGTTTAGTAGTTTAATTAAAAAAAACTTGAATAGAATAAAAAAAATTTCACCATCAAAACAAAGACAATTGGGTAACTTAATGTCTGACTTTAAAGATGGATTGGATATTTTAACGGAATCAAATATATATGAAGGTAAAAAATATGATATTGGTTCTGGATATATGGGTAATGGGTTAACTGTTTGGAATAGAGCCGAAGAAGAAAACGATTCTTATAAAACCATTGCACACATTAGTAATAATGGTGATATAAAAATTCATGATAAACAACTTCCATCTGATATAAAAAAAATGTTACAAAAATGGGCAATTTCTATGAAAAAAGGAAATAGAGGGCCTATATATTAATTAAAAGTTATGCAAGAAAACAATAAAAACCAAAATCGTAACAACGATAGAAATAATCGTAACAACGATAAAAAGAAAAAACCACCACGCCAAGAAATGTATCTTTATGGGCACGCACATGGTGTAAAAGTTATTAATGGAAATGTAGAAGCTGCTCTTAGAGCGTGGAAACGCATTATGAAAGATAGTGGAGTTTTAGACGATATTCGTGATAATAAAGAATACAAAAAACCAACCACAGTAAAAAGAGAAAAACGAAACGCTGCTATAAGAGCGGAGTGGGTTCGTAGACGCCGTGAAGGGTAAATAGTAAACACTTTAACGTTTTAAAAATAATTTCTATATTTATTACAAAAATACCACTTTCTAATGAGTGGTTTACTTATTTAAAAGTATTATATTCTATTAAGATTCTTAATAATCTTATTATCCAAAAATTAATTTAGGAGATAACAAATGAAATCAGATTTGTTAAAAGAAGCAATCGCTGATGCTAAAGCTGTTAAAGAAACTGCATTAGCTAACGCTAAAATGGCTCTTGAAGAAGCTTTTGCTCCAAAACTACAATCAATGCTTTCTCATAAACTTGCTGAAGAGTTAGAAGATGACGAAGAGATGACTGAAGAAGAAGAGGAAATGGCTGCTACAACGACCGAAATGGAAAAAGACGAGATGTCTAATGAAATGGATTCTGAAATGGGTGATGAAATGAATTCTGAAATGGATTCTGACATGGATTCTAACATGGATGTTGACATGGAACTTGACATGGATTCTGAAGAAGGTGAAGACTACGACTTAACAGGTGACGAAGAAGAAGACACCGAAGAAGACGAACTTGACCTTGAATCAATTATTGCTGAATTAGAAGCTGCCCTTGAGGGTGATGACGAAGAAATGTCTGAAGAAGCCGAAGACGAGGAAATGACCAAAGATGAAGAAGCTTATGAGGCTTACGATTCAGACGAAATGACCGAAGAAGAGGAAGAATTAGATATTAACGAAATTATCAGAACCTTAAAAGAAATGGCTGATGATGAAGAAATGTCTGAAGAAGAAATGAAAGAAGAAGAAAATAATGATGCGCTTGAAGAAGCTTATCAAGTTATTGAATCTTTGAAAAAAACTATTAACGAAGTAAATTTGTTAAATGCAAAACTTCTTTACACTAACAAGTTGTTCAGAACTTTCGACCTCAACGAAGGTCAAAAGATGAAAGTTATCGAAAATTTCGATAGAGCTGCATCTTTAAGAGAAGTAAAATTGGTTTACGCTACATTGGGTGAAAACTTGAATGTTGCTAAAAAACCTAAAACTATTGTAAAAGAATCACTCGCTTCTAAACCTACAAAGTCAAGTGCTCCGAAGAAATCAATTATTTCTGAAGGAACTCAAGTGGCTAATAGATTTAAGAAGTTAGCTGGTTTAATTAAGTAAATTTAAAAACCTAAAGAAAAGGATTAATAAGATGAACACAAATTCTCTATTAAATGAATCTGCTGGTTTCAACAAAAAAATGAGCGAAGAGTCTAAAGGACTCGTTTCTAAATGGGAACCGACAGGTCTTTTGGAAGGTACTAGTACCGACTTCGAAAGAGCTGGAATCGCTACATTGTTGGAAAACCAAGCACGTCAGTTAGTATCTGAAGCTTCTGCTACTGGTACTTCTGCAAACTCCGAAGAGTGGGCTGGTGTCGCTCTTCCTCTCGTAAGACGCATTTTCAGCGAAATCGCTGCAAAAGAATTCGTCTCTGTTCAACCAATGAACTTACCTTCGGGTCTTGTATTCTACTTGGATTTCAAGTATGGTACGGCTCAGCCAGGTTTCACTACTGGTGCTGGTAAAGATTCACAATCTGACTCTGTATTCGGTGTTACCGAAACTGCAGACCAAGCTTCAGGTGGTCTTTATGGTGCTGGTCGTTTTGGTTACTCTATCAACGATGTGGCTACTGCTACATTGACTAACCACACATCTGCGTCAATCGACCTTGGTAGTGCTGCTGGTTTAGCTATTGTAGATTACGATACCGTATTCTCTGCATCTGCTACAACTGCTAACTTTAACCTTTCAACTGTATCAGTTCCTGTGTCATCACTCACATCTCTTGATACTGAAGGTGTTAGAGCATTTTCAATCTCTGGTTCAGGTATTCTTGATTACTACCCACAATACACTAAAATTGTTGGTTCTAATGTTCGTTTCGTAGTAAGAGCTGCTGGTTCTATTGGTGCTGCTTATTTAGTAACTAACTACGTTGTAAGATACCAAAAGCAACCGACTGACATCACTCGTGGTGACTTCGAACAAACTGCTGCTGGTTTTGGTCAAAACCCTGAAACTGATTTAGGTATTCCTGAATTGAACGTAGAGCTTCGCTCTGTACCAATCGTTGCTAAGACTCGTAAGTTAAAGGCACAATGGACTCCTGAATTCGCTCAAGATTTGAACGCTTACCACTCAATCGATGCTGAAGCTGAATTGACTTCAATGTTGTCAGAGTATATCTCTCAAGAAATCGACCTCGAAATCTTAGATATGTTGATGGAAAACGCTTTAACTGAAGGTTATTGGTCAGCTCGTATCGGTTTCTCTTGGAACGGTAGTAGTTTCTCTTCAAGTGGTGTAAACGCCGCAATTGAGCGTTACACTCAACAGCAGTGGTTCCAAACATTAGGCACTGCAATTCAGAGAGTTTCTAACCAAATTCATACCAAAACTATGAGAGGTGGAGCTAACTTTATGGTAGTTTCTCCTGATGTTGCTACAATCTTGGAATCAATTCCTGGATTCGCAGCCTCTGGTACTGGTAACGAAATGCAGTTCGCAATGGGTGTATCTCAAGTAGGTTCATTCGCTAACCGCTACACTGTTTACAAGAACCCATATATGCAGGAAAATGTAATCCTTATGGGCTTCAAAGGTTCACAATTCTTGGAAACTGGTGCTGTTTACGCTCCTTACATTCCGTTGATTATGACTCCGTTAGTATACGACCCGAAAAACTTCCAACCAAGAAAAGGTGTAATGACTCGTTACGCAAAACAAATGGTTCGTGGAGAATTCTACGGTAAAGTATTCGTTCATGGTTTGGAAATCTTTTCTTAATTGAAAGATTAACATAAACCTTACTAAGGGGTGGCTTCGGTCACCCCTTTTTTTTTATCCATATGATATTTATATAAAATGTTACATATAAAAAAGGATACATATGGCTATGGAAAATGTAGAAAAAAGAACACCAAAAAGTGATATTAAATTTTCAATATCGTTATCAGAAGAACAAAAAGTTGCAAAATCAGAAATTCTTAAACACCCATTTAATTTTATATTAGGAAAAGCAGGTAGTGGTAAAACCTTATTAGCAGTTCAAATAGCATTGGATGTATATTTTAAAAGAGAAATCAATAAAATCATAATTACACGACCTACTGTATCAAATGAAGACAACGGATTTCTTCCTGGCTCATTAGAAGAAAAATTAGAACCATGGTTAGTTCCAATTCGTTCAAATATGAGAAAGGTTTATGACAAACCTATTATTTTAGAAAAGTTAGAAAAAGAACAAAACATTGAGTTGGTATCATTAACACATTTTAGAGGTAGAACGTTTGATAATGCTATTTGTATTGTTGATGAATTCCAAAATTTAACAAAACAACAACTTGCAATGGTTCTTGGTAGGTTAGGTAAAGGTTCTCGAATGATTTTAACAGGCGACCCTCAACAAATTGATTTAAAATTCTCAAATGATTCTGCGATTCATGAAGTTCCGAAAATTAAAGATTCAAGATATGTATATAATGTAACACTTAAAGATAATCATCGGCATGAGGCTTTGGATGATGTTTTGAAATTATTATATTCATATCAATAACTTCAAATTAAATATCACTATTTATATATTGAGACACCATATTAATATCGGAGAATTTAATGTCATTGTTTGATTACACGGGATCATTTAGCGGTTCATTTACAGGGGACTTAACATCAACCAATGGTGTAATTTCATCTTCAGCGCAATTGCCGGTTGGATTAATATCATCTTCTACGCAAGTAGATTACATAAGCTTACAAAATAAGCCAATAACAATATCTGTATTTCAAAAAAATAGTATTATAGCAAATACAAATTTTAGAGAAGTTACATTTCCATCGTATTCACAATCTATTTCTACGGAGTTAACCTTTCTTGAAAGTAGTGTAAATACGTTATCTGGCCAAGTTCAAGCCGCAGTATCAGGCACTGTTCCTCCGGGAACTATTAGTAGTTCTAATCAACTTTTTGTTTTAAACATATTTACATCATCAATCCAAACACAAGTTGACAATTTAACTCAAGAAACAAGTTCATATATATTAGTATCTCAAACATCATCAATGAGTGTGTTGAGTGCTGTGACTGCTTCGTATATTAGTCCAACATTTATATCAGCATCTGTAGCTGCTGCTGGATTTGGTGGTATTAATTTACAACAAACTACTGACTTGGGTTCTGTAACAACTAACGCTATAACTGCATCTGCATTTAGTGGCTCAAAGATTGTTCTTTCAGATAGTAGTATAACCCCATCACCCATTGCTGGTGGTATATTTTATTCATCTTCAAATTTTTATTTTGGAATTGAATAATAAATAAATTTTAAAAAAAATATACCATATTTAGTGGTATTATAAACAAGTTTCGATTGATATATCAAATAAACTAGTGTTAACACAAAAAAAGGAAAAAAAATGGCAACATGGAAAAAAGTAGTCGTATCCGGTTCGGCGATAAGCCAATTAGATAATGACGCAAATTATGTAAGCTCCACGGGAGCAGGCATCGTATCATCATCAGCTCAAATCGCAACTGATATTTCAGGCGCATTTACTGAAGTATCTGGTGGATTCTCAACAAGAATTACAACCAATGAAACTAATATTACAACCAATACAACTAACATTGGAACACTCACAGGCGCTACAGCATCTTACGCGTTAAAGACTGATATTAGTGGTGCATTTACCGAAGTATCCGGTGGATTAGCAGGACGTATTACAACCAATGAAACTAATATTGGAACACTTACAGCTGCTACAGCATCTTACGCTTTAAAGACCGATATTAGTGGTGCGTTTACATCAGTATCATCATCAATTGCAGTAGACATTGCAGCTCTTGAGGCTTCTGTTGGTGCAGGTGGAACATTGATTTCATCATCAGCAGAAGGTGATGCTCAAGGTCAAATTAAACTCAACGGCGTTAATGTTGATATAAACAACTTAGGAACTAACGATTCGCCAACATTTACAAATTTAACTTTAACTGGTGATTTATTCGTAGATGGTAATGTTACAAACGTAAATACTACTAATTTAAATGTTGAAGACAAGTTTATTCTTTTGGCTTCTGGTTCATCTACCGCTGCTGGTGACGCTGGTATCATCATTGAACAAAGTGCTGTTGGTGTAGGTTCTGCGTTTGGTTGGGACCAATCCGAAGGTCGCTTTGGTTTTGACGCTGCTGGCGCCGATGCTACAACAAATAGTGTAACATTTGACGCTTACGCTGCGGCTGTTGTAACAACTGGTTCTACTGCCTATGCTAAAGCTGGTAACATCAGTATTGATGGTGGTGATATTTTCATTTATGTATAATAATAACTAAAATTATTTACATATGGGATTAGCACAAAAGTTAGGTTTAAAAAAAGAAGAACCAACCAACAATCCAAATGAAGCAACCCTCAAATTAACTAAAGGTGAACTTGAGGCTCTTATTATAGGATTGGGTGAGGCTACTTTTAAAGGAAAGCAAGTCGAATCTGTTTTTAAACTAGCCGTAAAGTTACAAGATGAGTTACGAAAGTTACAATAATCTTTTTAACTGATAAAAGAACCCCGCCAAAAGGTGGGGTTTTTTATTTCTATAAAACTATTTATATAACGAATATTCAAGTTAAACTCTGGTTGTAGGCCCTAACGGGAAGTGGGCACGAAAGTGTTACCAACCACAATGATGGATGTAAAGTATGCCGAATTGGAAAAAAGTCATAGTTAGTGGCAGTAATGTCTCTCAATTAAATAATGATGGTGTCTATTTAAGAACCATCGGTGATGGTGTTATTACATCATCCGCACAAGTAGTAATTAGTTCAACCACAGGATTTACTACATTCTCAAGTTCTATCGCAAGTGACATTGCTGCTTTAGAAGGAGCTGGTTATGTTGATACAACCGGAACGCCATCTAACACTCAAATTGCATTCTTTAGTGATTCTAATACTATTCAAGGTTCACCTAATTTTAAATTATCAGGTTCAGGAACCCCCACTCGTATTTTAGTATTAGATGGTGTATTTCATTCAACAGGTTCAGTTGGTTTAAATGGATTTGTATCCATAAGTGGGAGTTCATCCAACTCATCAAGTCGTATAGGAATAACTGCAGATTCAAATGAAGGAATACTTTTTTCTGGAGATACTGGTGAAACAAAATCGGCTATTAGATTATCTAATTTTTATACGGATGGATATTCAATTGGTAGATTTATATCACCAGGACCAACTAATACTTTAAGAATTGGGCCTAATGTTGTTATGCTTGGTAATCTTAATATTACCGGAAGTTTTAATGTTGCTCAAGGAATTGTAACTCCTATACAAACTTATGTTGATTTTAAATCACTAACACAAGGTAGTTTACCTTGGAGTTCTACTACTGACTTGATGCCAATAGACGCATCGATGGGAGTTTGGACTGCTCCAACAAATGGATTTATTGAAAAAATTTATGTATCTCCTGAAAATCCAAATGCAACTACTGATGATTTTGATATAGAATTATATAAAAATGGTGTATCCTCAAATACTAAAACTCAAGCAATGGGTGCTCCCGGTACAAATGTTGTATTTACATTTGGAGCTGTAAGTGGAGCATTTTCAGCAAATGATAGAATTTCTTTATATTTGAACAAAAATACAAATGACTCTGATTTTTATGCTGTTCAAGTTGTATTTAGATTACAAAATTAATAGTTAGGATATGGAAATGATACATGGTTTACATAAAGATACTTTACTTGAAATAAATGAAGTTATTGCTCCTATTTCTAACATAAAAGTTGGTGATATTGTAAGAGGTTATAATTTATCAACAGGTTATGATAGAGATAATAAAGTTATATCTTCCTACAAACGAATTTTAGAGAATCATATTGTTTTACAACTTTCAGATGGAACTGAAATAAAAACATCCATAGATTCTAAACTACTTACCTTAATGGGTGAGTGGGTTTCACCAATTAATGCATATTCTAATAAAACAATTCTTCATAATAGAGTAGAAATACTTTCTATTTTATTGGTAGAAGAACCAACTGAATTTCTTTCAATAGAAGTAGAACATGACCACAATTACTATGTAGGTCAGTTAGTTTTTCATAATACAGGCCCAACTGGTCCTCAAGGTCCAACCGGCGCTCAAGGTGCTCAAGGTGCTCAAGGTGTTAATAATCAAGGTGCTCAAGGTTCTCAAGGTGCTCAAGGTGCTAAAGGTCCACAAGGTTCAAGTATTACAGGTGCTCAAGGTGCTCAAGGTGCTGTGGGTTCTCAAGGCGCTCAAGGTGCAAGTCCTCAAGGTGATAAAGGTAATACCGGCCCGGCTGGAGCTCAAGGTTCTCAAGGTGCTCAAGGTTCAAGTCCTACTGGTGCTACGGGCGCTCAAGGTGCTCAAGGTCCTCAAGGTTCTCAAGGTGCTCAAGGTTCAAGTCCTCAAGGTGCTACCGGTCCTCAAGGTAATCAAGGTGCTCAAGGTGCTCAAGGTGCAAGTCCACAAGGTGCTACGGGCGCTCAAGGTGCTCAAGGTCCTCAAGGTCCTCAAGGTCCTCAAGGTGCAAGTCCTACCGGCGCTACGGGAGCTCAAGGCGCTCAAGGTCCTCAAGGTGCTACTGGAGCTCAAGGTGCAAGTCCACAAGGTGCTACTGGCGCTCAAGGTGCTCAAGGTCCTCAAGGTGCTCAAGGTGCTCAAGGTGCAAGTCCACAAGGTGCTACTGGCCCACAAGGTGCTACCGGTGCTCAAGGTGCTCAAGGTGCAAGTCCTCAAGGTGATAAAGGTAATACCGGTCCAGCTGGAGCTCAAGGTTCTCAAGGTGCTCAAGGTTCAAGTCCTACTGGTGCTACGGGCGCTCAAGGTGCTCAAGGTCCTCAAGGTTCTCAAGGTGCTCAAGGTTCAAGTCCTACTGGTGCTACGGGC